TTGATGGGTCAGGAGTATCTTCGTCTCAAAATAAAAACCCCAACATTCCCTAATTCTGATGCTATCCAAGGATTTTTCTATGTCTACAGTATAACTGACAGAACATTTCTTGCAGAACGAAATGTTGTTTACAAACTCAACTTCATATCATACTCTGCTTTAACTGATGCCAATACTAAACTCAGCAAAGCATATGAGGGTAAAATATCTAACATTGCCACAAACATAATAAAGGGGTTGATTGGGCAAGACGTAGTGAATCCAGAATATATCAAGAACAACATAGAAACGACTAGGAATGCAACCAAGTATGTATCCAACTATTGGTCACCTTCCAAGAATATGAACTACCTAACAAACCAAGCAGTTAGTTCCACATCCTCCCCATCCTATGTGTTTTTCGAGAATAGGCAGGGGTTCAATTTTAAAAGTTTGGAAAATTTATACGCCCAGAATTCCCCATATCCAAAGTTCAACTTCAACCTTAAAGCAAGGGAGATAACTCCGGATGGTGCTTCCACTAGAAATATACAACGGGGGTACTCTAGGATGTATTCAATAGATTTTCCCGGTGGTTTTGATACCCTAAGTAAAATGGGTAGGGGTGCCTATGCATCTACCCTGTATACTCATGATCTGGTCACTAAACAATATAAAGAACGCAAGTTCAATTATCAGGATAACTTTGATAAAAAGGGTCATTTGAACGCATTGCCGATGACGGCAAAATCCACAAGCACTATATTTGGTCCATCTTCCAAGATACTATCCGATGAAATACATTTTGGTGTGTATAATGGATATGGTGATATATCCAATAATGACAGTATGCAAGAACGTCTCAGTCTACTAAATATGGCAGAGGCAATGAAGGTTACTGTTGTTATGCCTGGTCGCACTGATTACACTGTTGGGCAAAAGGTATTCTTGGAGTTAGTTGAACCGGAACCATTGGATAGGGTAGATACAATTGAGGCAGAGGAAGACAAGTTGTTTTCCGGTTACTATCTAATTGGTTCTATAAACCATACCATTGATAGAGAAAGACACGAGTGTACCATGAAACTCATAAAAGATTCATTATTGAAAACTCCTGATAGAAAATAAGGTAAAACATTGAACAATATATTATTTCAAGGGGTGGTGGAGAATAGAAATGATCCAATGAAACTTGGTCGATGCCAGGTTCGGATTGTTGGTATGCATACACATAATAAAACTGAACTTGCCACGGCAGATCTTCCTTGGGCATATCCAGTTCAACCTATCACCTCTGCTGCTATGTCCGGCATTGGTCACACTCCAATTGGACCTGTTCCTGGTACTTGGGTCATCATTATGTTTCGAGATGATGAGCAGCAAGAACCAATCATGCTTGGTACCATTGGTGGTATCCCACAGACTAAGCAAGCACAACAATCCAATAAAGATAACTCCAGCGTAATAGCAAGTGATAGTGGCACCTTGATTGATAGTGGCGGCAATCAAATCACCACTGGTGATGGTACACCGATAACTGTTGGGTCAATCGAATCAACGGTCACCCCAAGTCCAGGGGCAGTTTCAGTGGCAGCAGTGGCTGCTGCTAATTCAGTTGTCTCAAGTATCTTTGCAGTTCCGATCCCTAGAACTCCTCCTGCAGGCAGCACAACGAATTCTACTCTGGCCACTGCAAATATATCTCTCCTTTTATCCACGTGCGATGAATTGGGGTTGACCAGTAAATACGCCAAGTGTGCGATTCTGGGTATTGTTGGTGGTGAGTCTAAGTGGATGCCAGTGGAAGAAGATTACCAATACTCCCAGGCATTTCGTTTGGCAAATATATTTAAGATGACATTCAAGGATAGTCTTGAAGAAGCACAGAAATGGGTAAATTGGAGAACACGTGGTCTAGACAAAAAAGAGTTCTTCAATAAGGTATACAATTCAAATGGAAATGGGAAGAATGTTGGTAATAAATTTCCAGATGATGGCGGCAAATACTTTGGAAGAGGATTCAATCAGATTACCGGTAGATCGGGGTATCAAGAAATACAAACTGCCCTTGCGAATAAGGGTATAGTATTGGATTTAATGAACCATCCAGAATTACTTAATATACCAACAAATGCTGCTCGGGCATGCGTCATGTTTTACTTGATACACGTAAAGCATGACATGAATGATCCAGGATATTTTGCCAAGGCAAGAGCAAGAACTGGCAATGATGTGCCACCTGGATATGCGAAAAAACAAGAATACTATGAGTATTTCTTGGGGCAGGCTGCATCAGTGGGATCAACAAATAAACCTGCCACCGACTCCCAAAAGATATATACTCCGGCAGAAATTGCATCGGCACCAATAGAGAAACAGGCAGCATATTCTGAAGATAGATCTGGCAATGAAACTCTTGGATTCTGTGATCCAACCGGTAAGTATCCTCTGCGTAATCTTATGGATGAACCGGATACCAACCGTATGGCACGGGGTATCATCGAATCAACTGCCACAGCATTCAAAGATGCCACTCGGACTATAAAGATCCAAGGGGCAAATAACGGGGGAACATGGGAGCAACCACTGGCTCCATTCGGTGGAGTGTACCCGTACAATAAGGTGTATGAGTCTGAATCTGGTCACGTCACTATGATTGATGATAGTCCAGGAAATGAGACCACCAGTACATTCCATCGGAAGGGCACGTTCACTGATGTTGATGCCAATGGCACTCAGGTGAATAAGATTGTGGGTGATGGTTATATCATTATGGATCGAAATGGGTCTATCTATATCGCCGGCACCACAAACGTAACCTTCGGTGGATATACCAACATTATGTGTCTAGGTGCTGCCGACGTAGAGATAAATGGTCAGACCACCATCAATGTAAATAATGATGTAAAGATTGGAGTTGCCGGTGATGTTGATATGGCAGTGGGTGGTAACTTTAGCATGAAGGTAGATGGTAACTATAATGTTGAGGTTGGCAAGGATCATAATCTAAAGGTTGCCGGTAAGTACAATAGTGAGATCAGTGATGATCGTAACTCTAAGATTGGTGGGGATTACAATATTGAATCCTCCAAGAATCATAACCTGCTTATTGGCAAAGAACAGCATATCTCCACGGGTGGTATTGGCACACTTAAAGTTGGTCAAAATTACAACGTAGAAGTCGGTGGTGACCATAATCTCAAAATGTTCAATAACCTGAATGTAAACGCATTGGGTGATTATAACCTGGGAATTGGTAGCAGTATAAATGCCAAGGCATCTGGCAATAATAACATGACCGCTGCCGGTGATACCAATATATTTTCTTCCAGTAAAATACAAATGCAGGCTGGTGGCGATATAAAGATAACTTCCTCCGGTACCCAACATCTTAAAGCAATTGGTAATCTTAATATAGATTGTTTATTCTTTGATGTTAATGGTGGTAGTGCCTCACCTGCCAGTATTATACCGGTAATATTTCATCAGCAATTACCGGTAAAATCTGCGCCTGGAACTGGATCTGTGGCGGCACTGCTATTAACTGCCCCTGCCGCCAAGTCTGGCAATGGTACTATAAGTCCTGCATTGGAAACACCGGAAAGAGATTTTGCCGGTGTTGCTTCCTTTGAGACTGATGAAGAATTGACTACACCGGAAGGTTTGCTATCAAGTAAGATCATGTCTGCCAAGACTCCACCAGGAGTTAAGGGTGATCCAACCTACAATGGTTCTGTAAATGCCACGGCATCGCCGATAGCAGTGAAGGCAAGATCCGGTCCAATACCGGCAACCGATACAGTTTCTGCCGGTGGTGTTACATTTACTATTCTGAATGATATCAAGGCAAGAACAGAATTCCCTGCCACCTATAAGTTATCAAAGAATTTCACCATAGCAAACCTTACCGGTGGATTGCCGATATTGGTCGATAAGCAATTGCCTGGTAATAGATTTGATGGTAAATCAAGATTGATAAGTGTATCTAAACAAGTGGAAAATATGGCATACTTGTCGGAGAATGTACTGGAGGGAATTTACGGTATCTATGGTCCAACAGGCGGATCCAGTAAGGGTGGCGCGCAGGCACCTGGAAAGGGAATATGGCAGATCAATGATGGTTTGAGAAGGGGAACTACTAAGAGTGAACACTGCGAGGGTTGTGCCGTGGACATTAGACCTATAAATAGAAGTTCAGAAGAGACATACAACATGGCAAAGTCATTGGTGTCCGGCATACGGTTCAATGAACTATTGCTTGAATATAGAACTCCATGGCATATACGAACAGGAGAGACCAGTCCAGCGGGTGCTTGGTGGCGTTGGATTCATATTTCCCATAGACCTGCAGGCACAGGTAATACAGGATCATACAGCACATACTTGAATGATAAGTCAGTGGCGATTGGAATTCTACAACAGATTGATCCAGCGAAACTATAGTTACCCTTTATCAAACCCTACACCGTAAGTATACCTGTTAGTCAAATATAAATCAAATAAGATTAGTTGAATCTCTCAAACTGTTATAAATAGAGTATAATGAAAATATCCCGCACATTCTCAGACCTTGACCTAAACTTTATTCCACATCCGGTTACTGGTGATATTGTGAAAAGAATGGATGAATCTGCCATAAAAGCATCAATTCGTAACCTAGTATTGACCTCTAATTATGAGCGACCATTCCACTCGGAAATAGGGTGCCAGTTGAGGAATTTGCTATTTGAACCAATGTCTCCAATTACCACCCAGTTGATCCAGAATACAATTGGTCAGATTATCAAGAATTTTGAACCAAGGGCAGTCCTGTTATCAGTGGTCGCCAACGCAAGTCCGGATAACAACTCTGTGTATGTCACAGTGAACTTTATGATCATTAATACCAGTACTCCACAAACCGTCAATATTACCTTAGAAAGAACACACTAATTATGGCAAATGATAGCAAACGCATTCAAGTCAGTGAGTTAGACTTTGATCAAATCAAATTAAATCTAAAGACATATCTAAGGGATCAACCGGAGTTTACGGACTAC